TGTCCGCTTTCAGAGAAGTAATTACATTATCTGCATAACTCTTTGTTGCTCTTGGTTGTGTAGAATATGTGAACTCTCTCGATGGAGTTGGAGTTTTCCCTCCTGCAACATATCCAACAGTAACCTTCTTGATAATATCCTTGGAGGGATCGGAAATAGGACCAAACAGATAAGATTTTGCAGTAAATCTTAATGTATAGACTAGGGACCTCCTAGTTTGGTAGTTGCCTTCATAATCATCAGACATTGTGATGCCTTCAAATACCACAGGAATATCTCTTTTTTCTCCGATTTGATCTACGAGATCAATAGTTAAATTATATGAGGGTTGGAAGTATGGCAAAATTTGCTCCACAATCTGAAGCATATCATCATTTAACTTTGTATATACACTTAATTCAAATGCCATATTATATGGAACAGGCATAAATGTCTTTCGTGCCTTTTTCTTATCACTTTCAAGAGCAGAAATGAATGTTTGAGTAGAAGTTACTTTTCTTGCAGGATCATAACTCAATCCAATCATCTCAAAAGACATTCTTGGCAGAGATAACTGCGTTGGTTTATTCAGGTCTGCAACCTGCTCTAATCTAGCAAGAAACTTTTGAGTAGGACCATATGCAAGTGGCACCTTAAGTTCACTTACAGTATTATCCGTAGAATCCGTATGTCGGATATTAATATCATTGAAGAGCGTTCCAAATCCGATGACGGTTCTTCTTAATATTTCGTGGTAGAAATACTCAAACATTGTTCAAACAATACGATACACTATTTATGGATTTCCAAAAGGATTGCGTTCGGTAAAGTCGAGAATGCTATCTGCTTCACTTTCAAAGATATCATTTTGAGCATATGGGTCAACAATATTGTCTGTATTGACAACTCTAACCTTATAAATTGCTCCAGATTCTGCACCTTGAATAATATCTTTCGATGAGAAGTCTCCAGTAAGATTTGCAACTTCTAAGGTATTTGTTGTTGCATCCCACTCTCTTACACGAGCAGTATTTCCACTTACACTTCCAGTGATAACTTCATTATAAGCAAACGTACCAATTCCAATAGTAGCACCATAACCAATTGGTGCAGAAATTTGAACTGTTGGAGCAATACTATATCCAAGACCGGCATTTGTGATATAAACTGCGGTTACGATACCTGCACCATTGATATATGCATGTGCCGTTGCAGATGCAGTTGTGACTCCAGATTCAAATACTTCATTAGTGAAGGAAACGCCTGGTGCAGTGCTGTATCCAGAACCACCACTGGTGACGGTAACAATTCCAATGACACCATCTCCAATTGTAGCGGTTGCTGCTGCACCTGCTCCACCGCCCCCAAAGAACGCCACAGAAGGCGCTACAGTGTATCCATAACCAGCATTTACTATCTCTACCCCCTGAACCTTAGAATCCGATTTATCGCCGCTACAATCGACTAAATCGCCAATCATTGTAGCAACTCCAACGGCAGTTAAACCTGTAGATGGTGCAGAAGAAATTGCAACTCTTGGTGCAGAAGAATAATCATTACCTCTATTTGAAAGTGTAAAGAGTCTTACACCACCGTCAACAATATAAGTATTTGCTGTTGCTGTTGCCGCACTACCAACAAGAGTCAGAGTTTGAATATAACCTTCGTCTTTAAGAGTTCACAAGTTAATTCATAAACATAGTTTTTCTGAAGTTGATAGAAAGGTTTCTCATGTTCTACAAACTTAATCTCAAATAATCTATCTCCTAAAGGAAAATAAATTAAATCTCCCTCTTTAGGTCTAGTAGCAAGTTCAATATCTGGTAAATTTTTTGTGAGTGGCGTAATATACTCTTCAAATCTTTCTTTTGAGATTGTAAGAGTTAAATCATCTATTGGTTGAACGCCAAACTTAGATAATATGGTTCCCTGACCATCATATCCTTCATAAGTGTTTACGTATGCCTCAAGAGGATATGCATCATCAAATTTAGATTCTACAACTTCTCTTATAATAGTATTTGTTGTAGCATATTTTCTTGGAATATAATAAACTTCAACTCCGTACATACGGAGTTGTTCATTGATAAGGTCTTGTATTAAAGACTGCTCTGTTTTTGAACCTTGCTGGAAAAATGGGTTAAGCATATCATCCAA